TGGAAAAATGCGCTCATGGCCTGTCCCATACCCGTGAGAAACATATGATGAGCCCAGACAATAAAAGACATAAAACCTAGAAAAACTACTGCGTAAACCATGGATTTATACCCCCAGAGTGGTTTTCTGGTATTGTTTGCTAAAACTTCTCCCACAATTCCCATGGCGGGTAGGATTAATACATATACTTCAGGATGTGCCAGAAACCAGAATAAATGCTGCCAAAGTAGAGGGGAACCAGATCCATACACTTCCACGGTCGCTCCCGCATAGACCAAACCGCTGGGTAGAAAAAAACTGGTGCTGGCCACACGGTCCATCAATTGTAGAATGGCTGCAGCTTCCAGGGGTGGAAAAGCAAGAACCAGAAGGAAGGACGTTACAAACTGGGCCCAGACAAAAAATGGAAGAAACTGCTAAAGAAACTGCAAGAAAACAAGGGCCTGCAGCTAAATATCCGACTCAACCAACGCCGCCACCGGCTCCCAAAGCAGAGGACTGGGCGGAAAAAAATGAATGGTTTGGCAAAGATAATGCCATGACGTACACAGCTTTTGATCTACATAGGAAGCTTACTGAAGAAGAAGGATTTGATCCAAAGTCAGATTCTTATTATGAGGAAATTGATAAAAGAATAAAGCTTGAATTCCCACATAAATTTGGTAAGGTAGAACAACAGATTAGTAAACCTACACAAAACGTTGCTTCTGCAACGCGTAGTTCAAAGACTAGTCGCAAAAGTGTGAGACTCACACCATCACAAGTAGCAATCGCTAAAAAATTGCGTGTGCCACTAGAAGAGTATGCAAGACAACTAAAACTCACGGAGGGAGAATAAGCATATGAAACAAGAAACAAAAACTACTTCCCGTGCGAGCCAGACAAGAGCTAAAACTTTACGTAAGAAAGTTTGGACTCCACCATCGTACTTAGATACGCCCAACGCGCCAACTGGATTCAGACACAGATGGGTTAGGGTAGAAATCATGGGATTTCTCGACACGAAAAACATACAAGGACGCTTAAGGTCCGGATATGAGTTAGTAAGAGCCGATGAATTTCCTGGAGATGACTATCCAGCAATACCAGATGGCAGGTATGCAGGGGTGATCGGGCACGGAGGCCTTGTGCTGACAAGGGTACCTGAAGAGATCGCGAAGCAGCGATCTGATTATTTTTCTAAATTAGGAATGGATCAGATAAAAGCAGTAGACAACGATTTAATGAAGGAGCAGCATAAGAGTATGCCGATCAATATTGATCGACAGTCTCGTACAACCTTCGGTGGTAGAAAAAGTTAATTTTTAACATTCAACCAACGAATTTTATTAACCGTAGACTGCGGATAGTAGTCTACATAAGGAGAAAAGCTATGGCTAACGACAGTTCAACGGCATTCGGATTTAGACCGTTGAAAGCAGTAGGTCAGCAAGATTATAATGCCGGTTTAGGTGAATGGATGAAGGGCTCAGGCTCTGCAGCTATTTACCATCACGAACTATGTTATTTGACGACTGGAGGAGTAGTATTATCAGCTACAGTTTCCACGACTCCTAACATAGGAGTGTTGAACGGCAGTTTCTACACTGATCCTACATCAAGCAAGCCTACTTGGTCTAACTATGCACCTAGCGTCGCAGCATCTGATCACACGTGTCTTATCAATGATAATCCACAACAGATGTTCGAATGCATGACCCTACTAACAAATTACACGAACCCAGCTAATTCAGTTGGCGGGTGTTCGCCTATTGTAGTAGGAACAGGGCTCACAACTTCGCCGTTTACTTCGCGAAATTCACTGGGCACTGTTGGTACAGACGATCAGATCAAGATATTAGGTCTTACCCGAGATGTGGGACATCAAGACGTATCCGTCGCAGGAAGCGTATGGAGAGTTATGATTAACAAACACATTCTCGGTAACAACGTTACAGGCGTAGCATAAGGAGGATAAACTATGGCAATATCACGTAATCAACTAGTAAAAGAACTAGAGCCAGGTTTAAATGCTTTATTTGGCCTGGAATACAAACAATACGAAAATCAGTCGGCTGAAATATATACGACTGAGTCATCTGACAGAGCTTTTGAAGAAGAAGTTATGTTGTCGGGTTTCGCTTCAGCATTAGTAAAACCAGAAGGATCTGGAGTTGCTTTTGACCAAGCGGAAGAAACTTTCACAGCAAGATACACTAACGAGACAATTGCTCTCGCTTTTGCAATCACTGAGGAAGCTATTGAAGATAACCTGTACGACAAACTTTCTTCTAGATACACAAAAGCACTAGCAAGATCGATGGCAAACACTAAACAAGTAAAAGCTGTTTATCCTCTGATTCAAGGGTTACCTACTACAGATAACTATGATTCAGGAGATAGCGTTTCACTATTTAGTACTGCACACCCAACGATAGCAGGAGTATTTTCAAATACTCTTACTACGCAAGCGGATTTAAACGAAACATCGTTAGAGCAAGCGTTAATTGATATCGCTGCAATGACAGATGAAAGAGGTTTAAAGATTGCTGCAAAAGGTGTGAAGATGATTGTCCCATCTGCTAATCAGTTCACTGCTGAGAGATTGATGAAATCTCAAGGTAGAGTAGGAACTGCTGATAATGATATCAATGCAGTCAAATCGCTAGGTATGATTCCTCAAGGTTATCGAGTGAATAACTACCTAACAGATACTGATTCTTGGTACATAATCACAGATGTACCTAATGGGATGAAACACTTTGATCGTGCTCCATTGACTACTAAAATGGAAGGCGATTTCACTACTGGCAACGTTAGATACAAAGCTAGAGCAAGATACGTTTTTGGCGTATCTGACCCTAGAGGTATCTTCGGCGTTGAAGGTGCGTAATACTTAAAGAAAATTAATGGGGCGGCCTCAAACCCGCCCCATTTTAACTATAAAGACAGAAATTCACTATGAAAAACTTCCGAATACAGATTAACTATCATGGCTATCATGCTGATTTTAATGTTTCAGCTGAAGATACAGCCGAAGGTATTGAACAATCTATCCTTGACAAACTGGGAAAAAATGAGGTAAAGTTCGAGTCAGATGGATTTACTAGTAAGACTGGTAAATGGATAACCTATGAGGAGGTTAGTAATGACCGAAGACCTATACACTACGAAACGGTCCTTGGAACTCGAGTGGCAACAGGAACACCTGAAGTCAGGGAAGCATAATATCAGTATGATTGAAATTAATAGAAAAATCCAGGATATTATTAAAGAGATCATTGCCAAAGAGTTTGAAGAACAAACGCTTCAAACTAAAATAAACGAGGCCCAAGCCGAAGTTTCGATAGCCACTTAAGCGCTATCAAAAATCAATTTTTCACTACAGGATACCTTGCACTCTGCGCAAAAGTAAGCTATAAAAAAATTACTAAGTATTTAAATTCATAAATTGGTTGTTCTTTGCTTAGGAAGAATGACTGGCGCTAGGAGGCGCTGATTATATGACAACACACTTTTCAAGTGGAGTAACAAACGTTAAAGGTAAACAACTGGGTACCTCTTTATTTAGTGGTATCAAGCAACCTTTAATAACAGGTGGAACATCACCTCAAGAATGGGCATTTCAAGATGACTTCGTCCAATTCTCAGAAACAACTTTATCACCATGGACTATAATAGATCCAGGTGGAACTTCTTACATGTTAGCTCAATATGCGCAAGGATGGTTGAGAATGGGAGATGCTAGCCCACTTGCAGCAGATGTTTCTGCAGCAATGGGGGAAGATGTTTGGCAGTATCATTCTCAAAAAGCATGGTACTTCGAAACTAAAATCGCAGTTACTGATGTGAGCGATCTCAACACCTTTGTTGGTTTTGCGTCTAACGCTTATGTTGATCCCGTAGCATTACCAGATGATGGTATTGGATTTTCTCATTTAGAAGATACAACTACAATTCAATTCGTCTCAAGAAAAGATGGAGGTGGTGTATCTTTCACTATGTTAGATTCAGCTGGCGGAAGTAATTATACTTTTGCAGATTCTACTGTAGCAACACAAGATGCAACTACTTATCAAATACCGGATAATAATGTTAGATTGGGATTCTTATTTCAACCGATAGGTTCAGCACCAGGTGTTACAGCTGTTCAGTATCAACTTTTCTTAGATGGTAAGTCCGTTGGAACACAAGCAGCAACAACTGTTCCAGATGATCAGCAATTAGAATTGAAAATGATGTATGAAAGTAAAGATGTTAATACTAACGATCTTTATGTTGATTACGTTCAATCGATTCAAACAAGATAATAAAATTATTCTAAGCTCCTTCGGGAGCTTAGAAGATTAAAGGAATTGAATTATGCCAAACGTATCAGACGTAAAATCGAAATTATTTAAAGCAGTTAGTGCTGACCCTAATGGGATTTGTGCGGCTCAGACAACTGGTGGCGCTGCGGACTTATCTTTAGATGGCGCTCAAGTAACAAGTGGAGTTGCAGCAGACGGCTCTAACATGGCGACTACTGTAACTATAACATCTGCTGGTTCGGATGAATCAGGAGACGACTTTGAAGTTGTAGGAACAGATGCAAATGGTGACGCTCAAACTGAATCAAGCATAACAGGCCCAGGTACAAGTGCTACAGTAACTACTAGTGCAGCTTTTTTAACTGTGACTGGAGTTTCTGTTGATGGAGCTTTAACAGGAAATGTAACAGTTGGATTCACAGCTACTAGTACAACTACAGGTGTTCTATTCGCAGGTAGAACTAGAGTTAGAGGAATGCATGGAGTTAGTAAGGCATCAACCGCTGGCGCTTTAATTGTACGAAACACTTCTCAATCAGGAACAAAAGTAATGGAAATAGATGCACCGGCAGCAGCTGGTACAGTTGAACCATTTATACCTGATAATGGAGTATTATGTACCGCTGGAGCTTATATAGATATCAGCAGTGGGTATGATAGCGCTACGCTGTTCTATGATGGGTAGGGTTAGATGGCTAACACTACTTCTCAATCATACACTTTCGATAAAACTCTTCCGATTGACGAAATAATAGAAGAAGCTTACGAAAGAATTGGTCTACAAAACGTTTCAGGTTATCAACTCAAAACAGCTAAACGATCTTTAAATCTTTTACTTTCTGAATGGAGTAATAGAGGACTTCATTATTGGGAAATAGCCAATCAAGGTTTTACTTTAGTCGAGGGAACGAATGTTTATACAACTTACAGGTCCCCGGCCGATGGTGCCTCTCAAGGATTAACAACGACTTTATCTGCAGGAATTAATGCAGCAGTTACCGATATTCCTTTAACTACTGTCACGGATATGCCTGGCGCTGATCAAGGGGGAGGAACCATTACCATTAACTCTGAAACGATTCGATACACAGGAAAATCTGCAGCAACAGGCGCGGCAAACCTTACTGGAGGTGTTCGTGGCTCTAATGGTACCACAGCTGCGACTCATTCGAGTGCTGATGCAGTCACTCAACATGCGACTGGAATGGATAACATATTAGAAGTTAATTATAGAATTACTTCTACAAGTATTGATTCTCCAATGACCGAAGTCAGTCGATCTCAGTATCAAGGCTATTCTAATAAAACAGCAAAAGGAACTCCCACTTCTTTTTTTATTCAAAGATTTATTGATCGAACAACTTTAACTGTATATCTAACTCCAGGTGCAGCACAGGATGGAAATAAATTAAATTTATATTATGTACGAAGAATTCAGGATGCGGGGGCATATACAAATGCAACTAATGTTCCTTATCGATTTGCTCCTTGTATGACAGCAGGCCTAGCATTTTATTTATCTCAAAAAAATGCACCCCAACGATCACAAGAATTAAAACTTTATTATGAGGATGAACTGGCTAGAGCCATAAAAGAGGATGCCGATATTACAAGTACTTATATCGCACCCAAGGTTTACTATCCTAACGCTTAATTATGACTACATTTGCTTCCGGAAAACATGCACTTGCTATTTCAGATAGATCTGGATTAGCTTTTCCTTACCTTGAAATGGTAAAGGAATGGAATGGAGCCTGGGTTCATTTTTCAGAATTTGAGCCTAAACAACCTCAATTGGAACCTAAACCTACAAGCGCAGATCCTCAAGCTTTACAAAGAGCTAGACCTTCAAGAGTAGCTTTTGCGACGCCGGCTCCCTTAAATGCTAATCCGTTTGCCACTGTAATAGGCACTACGGTTATTGTAACAGAAAATAGACATCAACGATCTACTGGAGATGCAGTTAGATTTTATCAAGTTAAAAACCCGGTAGGAGGAGTAGCCATTTCCACTTTTGAATTAAGTACGACTTTAGCTACAACTATTACTGCTACTGATACTTCTATTGTATTAACCGATGGTTCGGAATTTCCTACCTCAGGATACATTGTTATTGAATCCACTAATACAGATGCCAATACTGTTGAATTTGGAAAAATTACAAGTGAAACTATTCAATATACTGGACGGACTTCTAATACTTTAACCGGCTGTACAAGAGGAAC